AAGAAGTGATATTATATTCTGCTCGTTGGGTTTCAGGGTGTACGCAAAGGCGTGAAAGTTCAAAGAGTCCTTCTTGCTCATTTCGTGCTAGTCCAAATGCTCCTTGTGCTACTTCTGGGACAGGGAGACCTGTAAAGATACAGACTCCTTTAATACCACCAATATTCAGTGGGCTAAAATCATTGCTCTCATATAAACCGTAGTTATATCCGCTCTTAAATCCTTTAGAAAAGTCCTTAAGATAATGAAACCGCAGAAGTAACTCTGCGGCTTCGGATTTACTTACACGGTCAATGTAATAATCTGTTTTCACTTGAACAGTAAATTAATGTATGCTGCTACAACTAAAAGTATTAGGCAGATTTGATTATACTTCACTCTTCAGCAAGTCGTGCAAAGTAAGAAAGAGTATCATCATCCTCATCTTCGTCAGCAGAAGATACAGTGCGAGTAGGTTGAAGAGAATTCAGTTCTCCACGAAGATCTTCCGTGAGTTCACGGGAAGAACCACGAGTGTATTCTTCTTCTTCACCCTCATCAGGATCTTGATAGCGAGGAGTGCCCTTGTTACCAAGAACATAGTCAAGGCGCTTCTTCAGATCATCATAAGACTTGAACTGATCAGCAGCAACAAGTTCAGCGAGAGAATACTGCTTCTTCCAGATTGCTTCCATCGCATCGTCATCTTCCAGAAGAGCATCGGGACGAGCAAACTCACTGGAGTCGTAGTTACGATAACCAGCAACGTTCTTTGCCTTCAGTTTGAAGTTAGCACCCTGCCAGAAATCGAACGGATCAATTGCTTCCTCATCCTCAAACTCAGGTTGCATCGCAGCAGTGAGTTTGTCGAAGATCTTCTTACCGAACTTATACAGGAAGACTTTACCTTCGTTAGAGGGGTTAGCGGGATCCTTGACCACATAGATGTTAGCAATGTAAGTCAGTTTACGCTTCTGTTTACGTGCCTGTTCTTTACCCACATCAGTGCCGTTGTTCCACAGCATCGTGTTGTGCTCAGACACAGGATCCTTCTGACCCAGAGTGGTCAGAGAGTTCTCAATATACCAACCACCAGGACCTTGGAATGCGTGACTGTAGAGTTTCACGAACGGAAGGTCCTCACCGTTCGGAGCAGGCAGGAAACGGATGACGGCATAACCATTGCCGCTCTTATCACATTCTAGTTTCCACAGGCGCTCATCGCCACTGGAACCGCCATTGTTATTCATTTTTTCGACTTCCTTGACCAGTTTTGCGGTCAGGGAGCCAAGCTTAGATTGCTTCTTAAGGTCTGCGAAAGACATTTGGATTACCTCGGATTAATTGGATTCGGGGGATTACTCGGATAGTATAACAGGGATGCCCTCAGTCGTCAAGATATTGCTTGAGGGATTCGATTGTCTGATTCATACTGTCGAATAAAACTTGCATATCGGTCTCTGGTGGGAATCCCATCAGTGCTACCGATTTGCGAAGATTCTCTTTCATCTCAACCGCCTGTGGGTCATCTGAAAGAGACAATCTAGTATACATGATCCTTTGCTTTTCTAGCAAGGTCTGTAACTTTTCAACGTGTTCTTTCTTGGTTTCATTATCCATTACACCAAAGGTAAGGATACTTCCATAGATTTGTTCTTGAAGATTATTAATTTCTTCAAGTTCTTCTTGAATAATATCGGATTTAAAAAATTCACTCATTGATAATGGACCGCAAAATCTTTCGGTAGTTGAACACATCAATATTTAGGAATGGGGAATATTTTTTCAATTTCAAACTTACGGTTTCCCACACAGGGTCCAGAAGTTTCTTATCAAAATCGTTTGAGAAATGGAATATTTTTTCGTAGATTGTGAAAGTTTCTAGCGATAGTTGCCCGCTTAGAAACTTTTTGAGTATCGGAGGGTGACCTTTGGTACAGTTGAACAAACTCTCTAACTCGTTCTCCGATAACAATTCGTTGCTTTGCTCTTTGAATAAGTAGGTCAAACTCTGTTGACGCCTCATCCACTCTGCGTATGTTCTTTCGCCAGAATTGATAATTTCTCCAATCCATAAGTTTTGTGGGTTGTCTGCGGATACAAAATTTGCAAGTAGAAAGTCTTTGACTTCCTCATCAGAATATTTACGGCTGGTCTTCTCAAACCAGTATTTGTCTTTACGTTTATTGAAAGAAGTCACAGTTGCCCGTGACTTTCCTCCATACTTAAAAAAGTCATATTTACTGTTCGTAAAATGACTTTTCATCGAAAGATAAGTTTGATAAGTTTCAAATGGTGACATAATAAACTTCAAAAATTACTTTCCTCCCCAAGCAGTATATCTTGATTTTTCAGTATCACTCCATTGTCTAGCAACAAAGTCTTTACCAACACCAGTTCCCTCAACTCCCTTTAGTTTTGAAAGAACTTTTGGTGGGGTATAACCACCGCCATATACAGAAGAAATGCTAAATCCAGCTCTTGCTAAATCATTGCGAATTGAGGAACTCATTGCTCTTTCTCCAATCTTATCATCAGAGAAACCTTTTTGTACCCCACCAGAAGGTCTATACATTGGGATATCAAATGCTCTATCAGAATAGTGCCTTGATCCTTTAGAGTGCTTTCCTCCAGAGGTGGAACCAATCTCCCAACCCTGTTTTTTCATCCATGCTATAGCAGCATCTCTAGTCTTTTTATCATCAAACTCCAAATGATCATGATAATTTTTACCACCATGACTTGGATCATATCCTCCGTGAGTTTCGTCACCAGTGATATATCCAGCTTTCATTTCGTTTATTACAGATATAAACTGATTAAACGTTTTCATTTGAAGTTGTCTTTTATGTATTTAGTTTACAGAGGAAGTTTTGCCTTCGAAGTCTTCTTCATAAAGTTGAGACGGATAGCATCCCACTTCAATCTCTCTTTTAATGGTTTTGAGATAAGCTTCGTGACTGATTCTACCTCAAGACTGTTAATTTCACAATAGTGACAGATAGCATCAATGTAGTTGAAGTTTTCTTCAATCACAATCTTCTCAATTTCAAGAGCGAATTTAGAAGGAGTCAGAAACTTACTTTCTATTGCTTGTTCTAGTTCTTTGTTATTTTCCATAGAGTTCCAGTTTATCTCTAACAAACTTTCTAATGTATTCGCTGAGAAGTTTGATGTACTTTGATTTGTCTCGTTCTTCATAGACGACGCATTCTCCATTTTCACAAGCCATGATGATTACAAGTTTTTTAACTGAAATACCAGTCAGTTCGTACAGCATACATCCGTAAGCCATACATTGAACAAAATAGTGTTCGATCCACTCTCGTGGTTTTGGTTTTTTAGAAGTCTTAAAGTCGATTATAGCTAACTCACCGTCATATTCAGCGATGCAGTCAACTGTCCCAGCAATACCTAGTTGCTTACTATATAGGGACCCTTCAAGGGCGTAAATATTATTTATACGATTTAAGTCTGATTTTGAAATTTTAAAGAGGAAATCAGAAATTGGTTGTACTTTTGGTAGTTCTTCATTCTTCAGATGATGTTCTACCAGAGTATGCATGTCTGTACCACGACTTGTTGCTGCCTTCGTGATACGATCTGCTTCTTCATCACCGACTTTCTTTCTCCAGTTGACGAAAATCTCCCTATTAAAATGACTGGTCACCGAAGTGATGGAGACCAGTCTAAGAAGTTCTTCTTCTGTAGGAACTCTGTAATACCTTACACCATCAATAGTCTCCCTCTCAAGTTGAGGGAGATCAATATCAACATGACTGAACATTAAAAACCTGCTTCCATTTTTGCGAGAATGTATTCTTTAACAAGTCCAGAGCGGACAATATCATCAACCCCAAATTCAATTATATCAAAAGAAGGCATTTTACGCAATACACTCATAAAATCATGAATACCATTACGCTCATTTGACTTCTGCAAATCAGACTGAACCGCATCACCACAGAAACAAATTCTAGTATTTTCACCAACACGAGTGATAATAGAGTCTAATTCATGGAAGTTTAGGTTCTGATATTCATCAACAATAATAATAGAGTTATCAAGTGTAGTTCCACGAAGGAACGAAGTACTCCAAAACTTGATTGTTTCTTGTGACTTGAGATTACCATAGAGCATCTCGAAATCAGCATCACTAGGCATCTGGAACATATATTTCACCATATTCTTATAAGGAATTTGGTAAATATCCGCCTTATCTTCATGAGAACCAGGAAGGAACCCAATCTCTCTGGTAGCAACTAGAGAACGAACAAGGTAAATGCGTTCATAAGGTGTATGTTCATTCAATACATCTTGAAGAGCATTATAAAGTGTGATAAAGGTTTTACCAGTACCAGCACAACCATATGCTACTAAATGTTTACCTTCTTGATAGGAATTAAATAATCTTTTTTGATTATCCGTAAGGGGATCAATATCAATAAGGTAATCGGAACTTAGAGGTTTCTTCCTCTTCATCTGCTTTGCAGTGAGACCAACCCCGATAGGTTGCTCTGCAGACGATCTTTTTCTTCTTGCCATTAGATTTTGTTTACTTTAGAACCAGGCATTTTCGCTGCACGGTGCAGCACATCGTTCCATCCAGGATTCTTCTTCCTGAGTTTGTCCTTCCACTCACCCACTTCACCAGGTTGTGGGCAGGTAGAAGGATCAGACCAGTCTCGAATCCATTCTGGATTTTCCACTTTCCACTGGTCCCATTCGTTGACGCTCATCGTCACTTCTTTTTGTTCACCAGTTTCTTTGTGGACTACAGGATATGTTGCCAAAATTTTCACCTCCTAATGATATGAACTTATTTATTGTTTAAATGAGAAGATATTTTCATAATATGATTGGTAAAATCTTCCAAAGATAAATCCCACTTCATCACATTACAAATTTTACAGCAAGGGGTACAATTATCTTCTGTATAACCTTTAGTACTATCAATCCTATCAATTCCAGTATATAAAAAATCACCGCCAGTTTTTGATTGCGATTTTTTTACGGAAGATAATGAATCACCACAATAAGAACAAGATTTTACTACATTTTCTGTAAAAAAATTTACATCAATGTCAAAGTTTAATCCTCTTCTATTAGCAGAAGTTCTATATGTGGAGTATAGGTCGTTTTTTGCGGCTTCACCATAAGATAATTTCCAAGGCATATTTTTTGCCCCTTTTGATTTCCAAGTAGATACATCTCTTTGAGAACATCCACAAGAATATCTTCTTCTTATGTTAAAACTATACATTTCTTTAGTCCCACCACATATAGAACATTTTACTTTCCCTTTAACATGATGACCTGGACCTTTTGCTGGTATTACATCCAATACGGTAAAGTTGCCTATGACATCTCCAACACTAATAGATGATTTTCTTCCCATAGTAGTAATGTATCCAACTACTTATATTTATAATATGGATACATTACAGAACCCATTGATTTTCTACTCCCCCAAGTGCTTCTGTACAGATAGGAAATTGCTCGGCAAAGATTTTTTTACATTCTTTAGCAATATCCATATGCTCTTTTTGCGTTCCATTTTTTTCTCGGAGTGCAATATATGTGATCCAAGACCTGCAACTACCCGCCATATAAAGACGAGTAGGAGTCGCCAGAGGAAGCACAAAGCGAGCAGACTCTTTTGCTACTCCGTGAGCAAGAAGTTCCTTGTAGAGGCGCATACCCTCCGCAAAATGGTCTTGAATCTTACTTTGTAGCGTCAGTTTTTCATATTCGCCAATATCATCAATAGAGTTTTGACGATTCTTGGTATCCTGACGACGAAGATCGGGAACGGGAATATACTCTGAAATCAGTGAAGTATCAGCATAGCGTTGTGAGAACTCTTGATATGTGAAACTACGGTGACGCAAAATTTGAGCTGCGATACCACGATTGGTTTCAATCTCAAGAGTCATAAAACTCTGCTCAAACACAGACCAATGGTTGTGCTTGATGCAATAAGCAAGCAACTTGGAATAGTTTTCGTTGTCTTGATTTGCAGGATTACTGACTCTTGCTACATACGCCATTGTCTTTTCGGCGTCTGGAGTTACACTAACCAGTTTTACAGTCATTTACCAAATCCTTTTGATGTTTTCTTTTCTAAGTCTGCGAGTTGTTCTTTCAACTCACGAAGTTGCACTTTCATCTCACGAATCTTTTCATCGGTATAGAGATGGTCTTGCTTGATGAGACGCTCAAGCAACTTTACAAGTTTTTTAGATCTACTAGTCATTAATCTGCATATCCATCATCATCGTCAAAAATTTCATCGTAGTCTTGTAGACCTACTTTTACTTCCTCATAGTTGAGATAACTCTGAGTATCAGAGTATACTTCAGCTTTGAGAGAATCTACAAGTAATTCAAGATTACGGACGATGAGTTTAAGTTTTTCTTTGTCCATAAGATAGGGTTCTCTCAACTCATTTTACACAAAAAAAGGGAGGTCGTCAAGACCTCCCCATCTTATTACTCACTCAGCATATTTCTACATACCCGTTTACAAGTTTGTTGGTCATCATCACATTCTATTAGACAGTTAAAATAATCATTGACTAACTCCATTTCATCATTACAACGGTCAACTGTTTGCTCAAAGTGTCGCCATTCTGCAAGTTGATTGTAAGAGACAAGGTTGTGCATAATGTCCTCCACGCACAAGGATAATCATAACAAATAATTTTCGCTCATTTGTATGACCTCATTATTCTACCATATGTATATTAGATATGTTACTTAGGATACAAAAATTTATGCCTATTAGAGAAACTTATAGACATAAAAAAAGAGGGAGAGTCAATCTCCCTCAAACTTAAACATTTTTTCAAACCACTCATCTAGATGAATAGTATAACAGGACCAATAATTACAACCCCTGTATGTTAGTTGATAGCAAGCAGGAGGTCTATTGTCCTTATCCATATCATCATAATGATATTTGTAGTTGTCCATTATTTGTCCAACCACTGAACATACATTGATAAAAATACGGTTGTTAAAGCAATCGCAGCAGTAGTTGATACCATGAACTGTACCATTACCTTGCTCCTACTAATTGTGCTAGTTGGGCTTGATGACGACGCTCTTCTTTTTGTTTTTGCTCTTTAATGATTTGCAAGAAGTTTAGTTTCTTCATTTGTGCCCCTCCTTTACATACTTAACACCACGATAGGTTTCGTTGTATTGTTGGGGTTGTTGCATCATCTGTTGTTGATATGCGATACGCTTTTCGGTATCGTATTCAGCACCACGATAAACTACTTTCGACATTGGTTTTCTCCTAAAGAAATGAGATGGTTAGTCCCGTTCCTTCAGTCGGCTTTTGCGTCTATGAAACAACCTTTCTTTGTGACTTGTTCAATTTCTAATATGAGACCAATTTTTTCATGGTCAGTGACGAAGTTACTAGCATTAACTCTACTAATGAGAAGTTGTGCCTGTAAGCAAGATAAAAAGAGTTGCTCCATAGATGAACGATCCGTTCCGAGTCGGCTTACTTGCGTCCTATTCAGTTTTTAGCACCTTTGAACAACATCCTTTCGGAGTTCTAATAGCAATCGGTCTTCTCTTCTTTGGTCTACTACATCGTCGTTTTTAACGATGTCCATTAGTTCCCACGCTGCGTCACAACTTATAGTCACAGGATATGGATTCTGTATAAGTCGTGGCGTTGAAACAGAAAGAAGTGGAACCCATGCTAAAAGCAAAAGTGCTTTAGTCATAGGATGAACGTTAGGGGATTATTATACCCCTATTCATCCTATATAGGTCTTATATGTGTGAAAACAGTAACATAAGATACTAAATGGTATCTATATTATACTAAAAAGCGTGAAGATTTGTGAAAACCCTCACGCAAGAAAATTTTGCCGGAAAAATTATTAGCGATATTGGAAACTACTTTCGCTTTTTCTTTTCAGGCACATTATAACCCCATGACTTTGGATTGACTGTACCTTGAGTCCAATCCATTCGTCTTACATCACGATACTTATCCCAATAGTGGTCAAAGATATCAGAGCGAAGACCTTGAACTACATCAAACTTTTCTTCATCATTATCACCATAAGATACTAGATAAGAATCTCTTGGAAGACTCTTATCGTCAGCAAAAGAAGGATCACAATTTATGTGAATAATATTGATACCCTTTCCCATATCAAGAACGATTGCCCCACTGAATATCGGGGAATGCTTCAGCAACATCATCCTGAGTAAGATTGTATTTGTCGGTTAGTTTTTTATCTTTTACAAGACAAATAATCTCTGCTTCAAGTGGGTGTAAACCTTGGAGAAGATTGATAAACATACTTTCTCTACGAATGCTGTTCATACTATCATTACCACCTTTCACAAAGAAATAAAAGTTCTTCGCCTCTTTACGAATAGTAGTTCTAGCCTGCTGATCAGTCACTCCCATTGAGAATGAACCAGTCTCATACATTCTACGTGTCTCTTGACTGATTTTGGTAGAAAGTGTACCAGAGTTTACAGTTTGTTCATCATAAGAGGAATATGGAACTTCCCCTGGTGGAAGAACACTTACAACACTCTCATCAAAGTTCCAAATGAGGATGATCTTAAGAGACATATCCTCATATTTTTTCAGAACTTCGACTTTTTTTGCTTTGGTTTTTTGTTTCGATACTAGATCAAGAACCTCAAAAACCAGTGGATTATTAGGGAGTTCTAGTGAGGTAGAAACCTTAACAGTCCTTGGTTTTGTATTGGTAGTGTTACTCGTCGTCTTCTTCGTCGTTGATTTCGTAGTCATGATAGTTTTCAAAGTTAAATGCAATCACCTCATCTGGAATCAGGTTACCCTGGTTATCGAACATTTCGGGGTGAGGTCTTGGAATCTCCCGATAGTTCATCATATATTCTCTTGCTACCCAACCACCTATAAGTCCCACAATAAGAAACAATACGGTCATGAATGAACCAAAAACTAGACTAACTGCTAACATTTCTTTTGCCTCGGGAAACTACTATTCTTTTCCTTGACTTAAAGGAAAATTCAAAATAGATGGTAACTTCCCGATTCAGAAAGCAAACCATCTTTTCGAAGATGATATGGAATGGTTGCGTTTGCTTTCTCTTACCTCCATTAAGCAGTAAATCAACGCCACGGTTTACGTGACTCTTGTTTTTATTTATGTTATGACTTGATGACTTGTTGTTCTTTGAGGAATCTGATTGTGTCAACGGAACCTCCTAGCTTTTTATCATCACAAATAACCTGAGGGAAGGTAGAACCTTCACCAAATTCAGAATAGAATTCTTCTCTAGTAAAGTCCTCACTAAGAGTATACACGACAAACTGAGTGTTTGTCAACTCTAAGACTTTTTTTACTTTGTCGCAATATGGACAACCTTCTTTTGAGTAAACTGTAAAATTCATTTTTAGTCGAAAAAGAAAATGTGAAAGAGTCGTGAATCTTCTTTGGTTTGACCAAAGTATTTTGATGCTGCGTGAATATTTTGAGCGTCAAAGATGAATAGTCTATTGAAGACATTACCAATAGAGTCAACTAACTCAAACTTGGTTTCATCGTAAAAACCACCAGCAAATACATCATCCGTAAAGTTGGGGTCACCAGTTCTCCTAGCACCATTCTTACTAGCGTAAAGAGAAGTTCCTGTACAATAAGGAGCATCTGGGTTGAGATATATCATAGCAGCCCAGGTTTGACCATCGTGATGATAGACAAGGGCATCTTGTGAGGTACAGTATTGAAAACGACCACACATTCCATGAGACTCCCATTCACGGATTTTGATACCCATGATTTTTTCAAATGCTTCTTTTGTTCCAGGAACGAAGTATTGTTCTTTTGAACGACTTCCTTTGAAATAATTTAAATCTTCAGAAAACTCTTGCTGAAGAGCAAATTCTCTTACAGCATATGGGTTAGCATAAAAATTATCAACAACCCATATAGTTTTCTGCGACTGTCTATTTATTGATGAGACTGGAAGGTATTTCATATCAATTGCATAAGTTTTCACATACGATTTGATGAAGCGATTTTCCATAATCACCGGTATCTATATAATAGTTACTATTGACAAGGAAGTGATATGTGGGAAAAGGATTAACTCTGCTCGGATCAATCAATCTTTCCGTCTGCATCTTCATCATCTGATAATCACCTAAAGTTCTGTAGCACTCAGATAATCCCACAAGATGTTCATTTCTTGGTGGACACCATTCTTCTGCACGAATATAGCAGTCAATTGCTTTTTCAAAATTATTGCAAGTTCGATTCAAGTCTCCCATAGCACATAAAGTAAAATATGCCATCTCATCAATACCAGTTACATATCCAAGTTGATGATAATTAAATCGATAATTCAGATACTCTTCATAATAAAATAAAGCACGACGTGCCATCTCCTGATTATGCGTTTCACCTAAAGGATAAGTACCATAAGCAGCATCATTATAACTTTTAGCAATATACCAGAAGTGATAAACATCCTCTAGCATTGTGTTGTTGGAAATGTGTTGGTTCTCAAGTTCAACAGCATCAGTAAAGAACTTAGTTGGATTTACCCAAGTCCGACCATCGTTAATAATGATGTGTCTAAATCCTCTTGCCAGACTTATTCTTGGAAACTCTTCTCCCGTTGGAACACATCCAGGTTTCAGAATACACTCGTGCCTCTTGTCGTGCCTAAACCTCCAGGGAATTTTTGTATTCCATAGACGGCAACGATACCAAATACAATTATCAGACTGTGCCGTAACATCCCAGGCATCAATTGAAGTATCTTCTAAAACACTCCAATCAAAGTCATCATCAACGTGTAGTTGTTCATCAGCATCAATTCTGAATAACCAGTCACAACCGTGGTCAGTCTCTGTACATTTCTGAACCAAGTCATCACTATTCCAACCAGGATAGTGCCATTCTACATTGTAGGTAAATCCAGGAATACCTTTTTGTTGAAAAAAGTCTTCAACCATCTGTTGAGTGCGGTCGTTACCATTACACTGGATAATCCAATAGTCAATGTGCTTATAACAAGAATTAAGCATTCTCTCAACGACGTGCTCCTCATTTCCAAGCATTACATTGAGACATAGTTTAGTTTTCTTCATGGCGTTAAAATAGAATCAGATAGTCCAAGTTTCTTCAGTTTTTTAGCAGTCTTGATGATGGTTTCATCAATCGTCAGATATTCATAAGTAGCAGTTCTTCCAGTGAATACTGTGTTCTTTTCTGCCTGCATCAGAGGTTCATACAGTCTGAACTGACTGAGATACTCACCAAATATCATTGGATAATATGGATTGTTCACACCATCAACGTGAGGAACAGGATACTCTCTTGTGACAATTGTTGTTTCTACATCCTGTTTATACCAGTAGGAATGGTCAATTGCACGGTTCCATCCATTCTCTTTATTACATTCATTCAGTTGAATATAAAGAGTTTTAGGGCAATAGACGTGTTCAAAATTCAAAGAGCGATAAGTTAATTCGCCAAACTGATAATCAAAGTAATTATCAACCTTACCAGTATAAACCAACAGGTCACACTTGTCTTTCAGTTTTCTCCACTCATCTCTGGGTGTATCCAAATGAACGGGGATACCATCCAGAATGTTTTCAAACATCCGAACAAATCCATACTTAGGAAGACCCTGATACTTGTTATTCACAAAGTAAGTTTCTTCACCAGGATTTCTTACTGCTAGTCGTGCAAGAATACTCTGAGGAAGTTCCTCAAAGGGAGTATTCCACATCTTTTCAGAATAATCCCTGAAGACTAAATCAATAATTTCTTCATCAGAAAGTCGTCGTCCAATAATTCTATCAGACGTATCATTATAAGGAATGGGGATTTTACCCAGTTTAGTATTTGCCCAGACCTTGACTGAGAAATCATTAAACTCCGAAAACTGATGCAACCAGTTCCAGACTTTCTCACTATTAGTATGAATTGCGTGTGGACCATGTGCATGGACAATACAACGGGTCTTTTCATCAATATAGTCGTAGCAATTACCAGAAATATAAGATCTAGTTTCAAATACTTCTACATCCCACCCATTATCTTTTAAAATTCTAGCGGCAGTTGAACCTGCTGTTCCTGCGCCGATTACATATGCAAGTGCCATAAAAATTAAATTGCAAGAATTCCAGGGAAACGTTCTTCATCCTTAATTGCTGTCAACCAAGCAGTGACAACAGGAATATGTGGTGCCATTTCCCAAGTATTTAACCGATACGTTTGAAAGCGAATATCATAGTTTCTAATGAAGTTTGCTAGCTGTTTGTTGGTATAATACCAGAAACTATGTTCATTCCAGAAGCTAACGTGAGTTGGGTCTTGGAATGCACCCCTACCATCAGTAGAAGGAACCTCAATCATTGCCCAACCACCGTGTGCAAGGACCCGATGAATTTCTCTCATTGACTTAACAGGGTCTCTCAGGTGCTCTAGAACATGACTTGCATTCAAAACACCAACACTATTATCAGGAAGTGGGATGCCATCATTCAGGTCACAAGTAATATCAGCACCCTCCTGGTCAATGGTTACATAACCAGGACGAGGATAAAGTCCACCACCAATATCAACTTTCAGAAGTCCACGGTCTTCTGCATCTTTCTCTGCAAGTTGATATCCATACTCATAATAAAGGTCTACGGTCTTAGTTTGAATTTGAGCATTTCTTTCTAGGTAAGTATTGTCACCATAAACCCTATAGATGTAAAGAGGTTTTTGAATATGATACATCTTCGTATTCAGATAGGTTCTTATCATCAACTCGTGGTCATCACATATACTTAATTGAACATTATGCCCACCGATTGATTGATAAACACTCCTTCTCCAAGATCTAACATGGTCAGGAGAATACCAGATGAATGATAATGCCTGACTAGTTGGACGCCAAGAGTTCATCACATAACGGTCTTTACCACGAAAATTGTAGAAGTAGTAAGACCAACCATGCTGCTCATTATAAGGAACAAAGTTATCATCATACACAGCAACATCACTGTACACAAAACCAACACTCTCGTCTTGGTATGCCTTGTTAAGTTCTTCCAGACAGTCTGGTGTGATCATATCATCATGGTCAACTTCCACAAGGACATCACCAGAACCAAGATGGAATGCCTTGCTCTTGTGAAACCCAACGTTAGGATTATTTTCATTACACTCGTAGATCTTTACCCTCCCATCATTCTCAATTTCTGGAGAGAGTTTGCTACGGTTAAACTTACCATTCAACCACAAAATCCACTCCCAGTTCTCATAAGTCTGAGCACACAGACTTTCGTAGAGTTCTTGAAGGTAGGGAGTGTTCTTGTGGGATGGCGAAATAATGCTGAACTTATAATCCATTCAAGTAAAGGTGATATAGAAGTATTATACCTTATGTAGTTGGTTCAGTCAAACTATTTTTTGAAATTTTTGAAACTACTTTTTTTAACTGATCATTCACTAGATATGGTAGTTCAGTTCCCCTCATGTTCTGAATATAAATTTTTCTACCATCAATATATTTTTTACCATTATCTGGTTTGTAAAGACCACCCACTAAAGTTATAGGTAGTTTTTCTATCTCACAATTAACCGCATCTAAATCACAATAAAAATTATCAAGTATACTAATATCAGTCAAACCATAATTTATGGTTGTGACATTCAACTTCTCACTTAACTTAAAAACATCATTATCAAAAAATATCATATTAATCTGGTTTAGTTGGCCAATTCTCGTGATTTAAATCATTAACCATTGGTTTTGGATCACTAATAATAACTGGGAGATCTCGCAATATCTGACGATATGTTGCCCACTCATCTTTCTTTTCTTCTGTTAGTGGGGAATCTGGAGATTGAGTCCAATCACATCTAGATAAAAGACTATCTCTTATATTTCTAAATTCTTTCCAGTAATTTCTTGCTGCTTCCAATGCCAATTCTTCTAAAATTTTTTTCTCCTCATTCTCTTTATTTAATGCCTCAAGTTCAGTATCAATTCTTTCCTTTTCATTATTAAAATCCAAAACTGCCTGTTCAAAAATACCCAACTCCTCAATTCTTTTATTGGGAGATCCATCAATATACTCAATCTCACCCCAGGTATCATACCATTGAACAGCATGAATATTTGACGGAATCCAAGAAAAATCCTGTTCAATATTACGATAAAACTCATTATCAATTCCAATTGTTTTATCACTTGGAATAAGTGTAATTCTCATTCTTCTTTACCTTCTTCTAAGATATTTATAGGTTGATTGAGTGGTGTAATTTGTGCAGGAATAATTTGTTGCTTAAGTGCTTCTTTATAAAGTTCTTGGTTTTGATAGTTTGCTCGCACAACTTCATTCCTAAAACTCTCTACTGCTGCTCCAGTCTGATTTGATTTTTGTGCTATTTCAACTGCCATAAAAGGCATCCAAGTTACTGCACACCCCCACTCATCAACTGGTTCTCCTGTGTTTGGATTAGTACCTCTCATCTGAGTGTACCATGAACACTTAAGACCAATGCAGTCTTTCTTAATAAGTGGACAAAAGTTTCCTGGTTTAATTTTAGCCATATCTAAAAATTATATTATATCAGTATTAGTCTTTAGAAGCAATAATTAAGTCAACATATTGGACAGCAAAGTCCATTGCTGTACCTGTAAAAGATGCTGAACCAGACCAAGATGGATTAGTAAATCCGTGTCCGTGAGAGTTTCCACCACCAGTTGATGTGGTATTTGGGCTGAGACCAACAATTGTACCACCACCGGCAAATCCTTGAGAACCACCTCCACCATTATCAAGCAAAAATTGCCCAGATGTTGATGAGTGGTTGTGGGATGGCATCTCTGAAGTGGTTAGTGTAGTATTACTTACAGAACCGCCAGAGTTAGATCCAGAAACCGAAACAGAACCAGATGGTGTCCTAGAAGCAAATACACTTGTAAATGCGGTCGTACCACCAGAACTTGCAGATCCACTTACTACTCTAAGTGCTTTATTATTATGAGTTGTTTGTTTGGTCCAACCAGTAGGTGCTGCTGTCTGTTGGAATAACATCAAAGTGCCTGATGCAAAAGTTATAGCGCCAGAAGTACCTTGAGATCCAACAGCACCCTGTGCACCTACAGCACCTTGAGCACCTGTAGATCCTTGAGCACCTTGAGTACCTGTAGATCCTTGAGCACCTTGAGCACCTATAGTACCTTGAGATCCTGATGTACCTGCGGTTCCTTGAGCACCTTGAGCACCTGTGGAACCTTGAGCACCTTGAGCACCTGTGGAACCTTGAGCACCTTGAGCACCTGTAGATCCTTGTGCTCCTACTGAACCTTGAGCACCAGTAGCACCTTGAGCACCAGTAGCACCTTGAGCACCTGTGGAACCTTGAGCACCAACTGTGCCTTGTACACCTGTAGATCCTTGAGCACCTACATCACCTTGAGCACCTTGAGCACCTACATCACCTTGAGCACCTGTGGAACCTTGAGATCCTGATGCACCTGCGGTTCCTTGAGCACCAGTAGCACCTTGAGCACCTTGAGCACCTATAGTACCTTGAGATCCTGATGTACCTGCGGTTCCTTGAGCACCTTGAGCACCTTGAGCACCTTGAGCACCTTGAGCACCTTGAGCACCTGTAGATCCTTGTGCTCCTACTGAACCTTGAGCACCAACTGTGCCTTGTACACCTGTAGATCCTTGTGCTCCTACTGAACCTTGAGCACCTTGAGCACCTTCAGCACCTGTAGATCCTTGAGCACCTTGATCCCCTACAGCACCTTGAGCACCTTGAGCACCTGTAGATCCTTGAGCACCTTGAGCACCTGTAGATCCTTGAGCACCTTGAGTTCCAGGTGTTCCCTGCCTAACCCAAGATGTTCCATTCCATATCCATCTGGAGTTACTAGATGTAAAAATATCATTTACTGATGGACTATCTGGAAAGTTTAGAGCCATTATCTAACCACTATATTCCTTTCAAGTTATTTATCTTTTCTTTGAATTCTTAAAGGATTATAACCAATATCATACATAAAGTCAAATAAAAAAAGAGAGTATAAAACTCTCCTTTTTTAACCACCAACTCACCTCTCCCACCACAGAGAGGGTCTTCATTCCCAAAGATACAAGGAATCTTGAAGACCTTAAAGAGAACGTACACCCATCATCAAAGATTAGTTAACCAAATGTTTTCAGCAAGTTTTGCTTCGCCAGTTATAATTGCAGATTCTAGATCTGAAATATCTTCTCCAGAATCTACAATTTCTTGGTCAGTAACAACAAGTTTAAGGTGTCCAACATTACGATCAATATTAGATTTTAAGTCTTTGGAGGGCGTTTCTCCACCATCTAATTTTTCAATAGCATCTTCAATCACCCAAACACTATCTTTAGCTACAGTAATTGTTTGCAAAATTTGTTCTTGAGTTCTTGCCATTTTTTAAGCTCCTATAAAGTTTTTTGAATCTTCAAAGACCTGATTATTTGCATTTATATTCAATTCAATATCTTCATAATCAATTGATTCAAGATCTCTCCAAAATTCAAGTCCTTTACATCTTGATAAGATTTCATCGGAAAGAATTTCTTTTGGAGATAAAGAAGTTTTTTTCAACTCCTTTCTAACATAATGCATATCACTTAAACCATAAGTAGAGGCATCATTTTCCTCATTAATGTTAATAAGATTATCAAATTCGTGTTCATAATATTCTTCATCAAGAAACTCATAAATTTTCTTCATTGTTTTTTCTGGAAAACTAACAAGATCATCATATTCAACAAAATGCAAATATTTTTCCTGCCCTTTCGTTAGTACATCACGAATTCCCAAATAACTTTGTCCAAGAATTCCAGATTCACTTACAAGAAATTCACAACGATTATCATCCGTTAATAAAATATTAGATTTAACTAACATATCATCAATAAAGTTTATTTTTCCATTTACTTCATATGGATTACGACGATGCATCGAAATAAAAGATGCTAAAATTTCATCAATGTTTCTAACAGGACAAATAATTTTTGGTGTAATTCCCAAGTAACCTTCAATGTAATGAATTCGATTTACCCAAGATCTATTCTTGTCAAAAATTACTGGTTTTTTTACATCAAAATAATATTGATGAATAATATTGGAAATAATCATTGATGCTTGTTCTGGTTTTGGATATGCCAAAAACAACTCGTCCTGAGACAATTGTTGTTCTAACATAATCATCAACCCAGTCACAGGAGAACTAGGACCAGAATAAAACCTTGGATTTTGATTTAAAATGCTAGATAAAATTGTACTTCCAGAGCGAGGAAGTCCCGCCATAAAATAATAAGTTTTTTGCACTGGTTCTACCATAGACTTAATTTACTGAGCATCAACGGATTTAACAATTTCATTAAAATCAAACAGTTCGGTTCCCTCTTCATAAGGATACTCAACTTCATTACCATCAAAGTCAAAATCAAAAAGATAACTCCCCGGTAATTTAAAATCATATGGAACTGTTGTGGAGATATTATCATGCAGATCATATCCAAATACTTTTGGACTAGTCCCATTCCAAAGAACTGTTGATTTTTTATTTAGTGCGGCAGCAGCATGTTGAACACAAGAATCAATTAAGATTCTTTTTTTAGCATGAAGAACAATACTAAAGTATTCCATCAAAGATAAAGATTTTTCTGGTGTTGCAAAAATGTGCTCGACACCTTCTAGTTTTGGCGAATTAACTTTTGTAAGTTGAATAATATGATATTCAGATTTATAATAATCTACAAGTTTTTCTGCAAGATCAAATGGCATATCTCTTGTCCAAGAATATGGTTTCGAATCAGTGGTCATAACTCCACCGTTAGTATGAATAATCATAACTGGTTTTTTTCGTTTCCAAACTTCTCTGGATATATTTTGTTGAAGTTTATTAAATCTTATTTCTGGTCTTTCTCTAGAATATTTAATACCATACATATCACACCAATTCTCAATTAAACGTTTACGTTTATGAATATGATTAGTTGTATAATATGGTTCATTATGAAATAGAATAGAATCTTTATCTTGAATATATTCTTGATAAAAATACTGCGTTGTTCCTATGGTATAAACTCTATGAACATAAGGAAGATTTATAAAAATATCTGCATATGCACAGACTATAACTAATTTACGATCTGGGTGATTTGCTTTAATTGCTTTTGCTACTGCGGTGGCCGCAATATGTTTTCCAATACCACCCTGCACATGAAAAATACTATATTTTGATTTCATAAATGAATGATTAACTTGAATGGGTCTACTTATAAAATATTATTATCAATTTATGGTGCATTATATTATATCATCTCTTTTTAAAACTGTCAATCCATTATTGTTTGTTTTATACTTATAAAATTTCCAGTGTGGATTCTTCATTACAAACTCAATAACCGCAGATAACAATCCTTTATCATCTTTTCCATCTTCTCCTTTAAGACCAAATGTATATGTGTCATGAAATACAATATATTTTTGTGCCTTGTTTCCGTGAAGATTTAATTCCCGTTTAAGTTGATCATATATGTGAAAAGTATCAATAAACAATAAATCAGTCTCTTCAATTTCTATATCGAGAACATCTGCTTGAATATATTCCGCAGATTTTCCTTGTCGTTTAGCAAGATCAAAAAGTTTTTGAACATTTGAATCTAATATGATATCAAAGGAAAAAAGTTTAGCATTAGTGTTTAAAAATGCTCTAGTACTAACTCCTGTTCTAACTCCCATTTCCACTACGGTCTTACATTCTTTTGCTAATTCATAAAGTTCATGAACATTTTCGTTGATATCACTTGGTATTTTCCTTGCTCTTTGATACTCTAAATCAAATACACCTGATTTTATATTTTTATCTTTACGTTGATGTTCATAAAGTTTTATCATATTGTGTGGGATTTCCCAATTTTTTCCATTGATAAAATGATCATATGATATCAAGTTTTTTGAATCTAATTCAATTCTTTTTGAAATATCACTGTCGGGGTCTTCAAACTTTGTAAGTGTTTCCGAAATAGTTCCTTTAATTTTATTTGAATTAATCGCGTAAATGTTTTTTGCATATTGTACAAAAAAATCATCACCATACCAAACTTGATATAGAGATGGTATAACTTTATATGATTCTCTTAACATAAACATACAGATTCCGAATGCCCACGACTGACCTCCAATAGGTTTTGTGGGATCATAATTTAATTTTACAATCTCTTCTTTTGTATCAATATAATCATCAATTTTATAATTATTTTGCCTTCCCTGTAAATTTACACCAATCAAATCTCCATTTGAAAGATTAAAATCAATAATCATATCAAATATTTCTGATGACACTTTAATATCATCATTTAATATTCCAATAATTTTAGATTTTGATCGAAAATATCCCTCATTCCAAGCAGGATTTACAAAAATATTTTTACCATATGAAATAATTTCAATTTTTGAGTGATTTAAAATCTCATAAGATGGTCTTTTTAATTTATTATTGTCAACGATAATAATTTTGTTAATTGAGTTATGACTTACATAAGTTTGCAAAGATTCTTCAAATTTATTTGCAAACCACATTGTTGGAATAATGAGATCGATCATAAATTATAACTCTTTTCAAAATTTCCTTTATATATTTTATTTCCAATATGTGATACTGTGTGTTTTGGATTTAACCAAATATCATATCCCAATTCCTTTATTTTTCTAGTTAATGCGACATCCTCTCCGATAAAACTTCCATTTTCAAAGGTATATTCACAAATATTTTTTAAAGGACTGTTACGAAATAGTAATTCTGTGTTTGTATTCCACAAATCAATAATAACCTTACGAGTCAATTTAAGAAATCCTGTCCCACATTTTTCAATTTTAATATATCCATCGGTATCTTTTTGAATGTCATTATTTAACCATACATTATATTTAATTTTTTTATCTTCCTTATTCACAACAGGTATTGTTATAACATCCTTTTCAGATTGAATAATTTCAATTAATGCTTTTTCATCCCAATATTCATCATCATCAATAAACACCATTACATCATAATTATCAGTATAAGATAATTTAAATAACTCATTTCTAGCCATTGGAAGAATACTTTCATTAGCTAAAAAAACACATCTAATATCTAAGTCATTTTTGATTCCTAATTTAATAGATTCACATAAACTGTGAACAAAATAAGCATCAACTTTTTGATCAAGGCATGGTGTAGCAATTAAAACTTTTTTCATATATTCTCACGTATCATACAGTATGTATGAGACTATTATATCACGAATTTTCCAATATATCCAATCTTGATTTTAATACATCAACTTCCTCTGATAATTCCTTCACTGCATTTACAAGAACTGGAATCATATGATCTGATGTCAGTTTGAGATGCTCTGGATCATTTGAGTCTACAATAACAGGATTTTCTCCTTCTGCTTCAAGGACATTCTGGGCACTGAATCCATACCTACGCTTTCCTTCTATGTCCTTTAATTCATCAGTATCACGGTCCTTAAAGGCATATTCAATTGGAGTAATATTATGAAGGAAACCTCTACCATGAGGAACAGGTCCAAAAATGCACTTGTCACGGCAATCAGAAACTGCTGTCCAAGCAACCTGGATAAGAGCACATGCATGACTGTTGTTACCCATAATGATGTAATTGGATTCTGTTGTAACATTACAAAGTCCTGTAGAACCCGTTCCAGCATTTTGTCCGAAGAAAAGATTATTAGTTCCAGTGGTGTTGCAGTAACCAGCATTACGTCCAATAAAGGTGTTGTTGCATCCACTGGTGTTGCAGATACCAGTATAAGCTCCAATGAAGATGTTAAAGGTTCCACTGGTGTTGCGGAATCCAGCACATTGTCCAATGAAGTTGTTAAAGGCTCCAGTGGTGTTGCATTGACCGGCACTAAATCCAATAAAGTTGTTATTGGATCCAGTGGTGTTGCTGAAACCAGCACATCGTCCAGCAAAGAAGTTAAAGGATCCACCGGTGTTGCAGTAACCAGCACTAAATCCAATAAAGTTGTTATTGGATCCAGTGGTGTTGCCGAAACCAGCATAAGCTCCAATGAAGGTGTTATTGGATCCAGTGGTGTTGTTGGATCCAGCAAGTCGTCCAATGAAGTTGTTGCAGGTTCCAATGGTGTTGGATTGACCAGCATTAGATCCAAAGAAGTTGTTGTTGGCTCCACTGGTGTTGCATCGACCAGCAAATCGTCCAAAGAAGTTGTTGTAGGATCCACTGGTGTTGCTGAAACCAGCACATTGTCCAGCAAAGAAGTTATGAGTTCCACTGGTGTTGCATCGACCAGCATTAGATCCAAAGAAGTTGTTGTTGGCTCCACCGATGTTGGATTGACCAGTATAAGCTCCAATGAAGTTGTTATTGGATCCAGTGGTGTTGCTGAAACCAGCACATCGTCCAATGAAGTTGTTGCAGGTTCCAGTGGTGTTGCTATAACCAGCACTAAATCCAATGAAGTTGTTGTTAGTTCCAGTGCTGTTGTATCGACCAGCATAATTTCCAATGAAGTTGTTGTAGTTTCCAATGGTGTTGCGGAATCCAGCAAATCGTCCAAAGAAGTTGTTGTTAGTTCCAGTGCTGTTGCATCGACCAGCACATTGTCCAATGAAGTTGTTGAAGGATCCAGTGGTGTTACAGGCACCAGCACCTTGTCCAATAAAGTTGTTATTGGATCCAGTGGTGTTACAGGCACCAGCACATTGTCCAGCAAAGAAGTTAAAGGATCCACTGGTGTTGGATTGACCAGCACAATAACCAGCAAAGAAATTATTGAGTCCAGTGCCACCAGTTCCTGCTTCTGAACTGTAAATGGTCCCACAAGAACCACTTAAAATGAATTCTCCACCGCCACCGACACCCCCTCCTGCAGGTCCTTGAGCACCTTGAGCACCAGTAGCACCAGCGGTTCCTTGAGCACCTTGAGCACCAGATCCAGTGGCACCTTGAGCACCTGTAGATCCTTGAGCACCTGTAGATCCTTGAGCACCTTGAGTACCTGTAGATCCTTGAGCACCTGTAGATCCTTGAGCACCTTGAGCACCTTGAGCACCTTGAGCACCAGATCCACTGCCACCCTCTCCTGCAGGTCCTTGAGCACCTTGAGCACCAGTAGCACCTGTAGATCCTTGAGCACCAGTAGCACCTGTAGATCCTTGAGCACCAGATCCAGTGGCACCTTGAGCACCTGTAGATCCTGGAGCACCAGT